GTTCACCAAGCCCTCGATGATCGCGGAACTGAAGTACCGCAACATCTTCACCGTCGAACAGCTGGCAACCCTGCCCGACAGCGGCAAGCAGACCATCATGGGCGGCCACGAACTCAGCCAGAAGGCGGCTGAGTGGATTGCCTCGACTGCCGCCAATGCGGTCGACGAGGAGAAGGAAGCCCTCAAGCAGCGTGTTTCCGACATGGAAGTAATGATCGCCAAGCTGGCCGGCGGCGAACCGAAGCAGTCGCGCAAGAAGCACGTCGAGATTGACGCGCCTGCCGAACCCGACAGGTTGCCGTCGTTTATGGAGAAGTGAGATGGCTGAAGTCCGTGACGTCAAGTGGGTAGTCCAGCAGTCGATGGTCGAGATGGGTTTGCCAAAGCCCAACGAGGTTGTCACGTCTTCAGACGCCACGGTTCAGCAGATGCTGGCCCTGCTCAACAGGGCCGGCAACGACATGGTTCTCGGGTTCCCGTGGGAGCAGTTGATCAAGCAGTGGATCATCACCACGGAGGAGGGTGTCGCCGAATACGAGATGCCCTCCGACTGGTCTTACTTCATCGACCAGACCCAATGGGACCGCACCAACCACTGGCCGCTGCTCGGCCCGAAGACGGCGCAGGAGTGGCAGTGGCTCAAGGGCGGCCTGCTCTCCAGCGGTCCGCGTCTGCGTTATCGGGTTGTTGCAGCCAAGTTCGAGATCTGGCCTGTCCCGTCGCCGTCCAACACGCCGGTCGGCGACAGCAACATCACGGGCGTGTTCGCCCCCGGCACGCTGGCAATGGAGTATGTGGCCGACACATGGTTGAAGGATGCCTCGAAGGCGAACACCTACTACGCCTCCGTTCAGTCCGACAGTGACATCCTGCTCCTCGACCCGTGGGTGATGTCAGCCTACCTGAAATTGAAGTACTGGGAAGCCAAGGGGCTGGATACGACAGCCTACATGAAGGACTTCCTCGGGACGTGGGAAGCCAAGATCGGCAAGAACAAGGGTGCGCCGATGCTGACGCTGGCACCCCGCGCCCGTACGATGCTCATTGGGGTGCAGAACATACCAGACGGATCTTGGATGACAGGTTGGTAACGGGAACAGCACATGAGATTCACTCCCATTCGGCAAATATCGAAGGTCACGACACGTTCGTCACCGGTCAAGGGTATCAACGCCTACGATGCGATCATCTCCGCGCCGGAGGGGTTTGCCCTCATCATGCGGAACCTGTTTGCCCAGCCTTACGGGGTGCAGGTGCGTCACGGGTATGTTCGTCACGCCGAGGGACTGGATGGTGATGTGGAGACAATCATGTCCCACAACACCCTCACGCCGAAAATCTATGCGTTCAGTACCGGAGATCCTGACGCCATCCTCTACGATGTAACGACGCCGAACGCAGCCCCCGTGGTCGAGATAGACGATCTCACCAACGCCCGCTGGCAACACATCAACTACCCGAACGAAGCGGGTGTGCATCTCATGGCGGTGAACGGTGAGGACAGCCCGATCTGGATCAAGCCGGATGGAACGATTGAGCGCCTGATTGCCGGCGACGGAACTACCGCGAACACTGTTTCCGGCATTGACCCTCTGAAGTTCATCCACGTCTATTCGCACCAGAAGCGTCTGTGGTTCGTCGAGAAGGACACCACCTCCGGCTGGTATCTGCCGCCGAACGTGCTGTACGGTGTCGCAGGGCAGTTCGACTTCGGCCCCAACTGGACCCGTGGCGGGTACCTCACCCAGATCATCACCTGGACGATTGACGACGGCAACGGCGCAGACGACCACCTCGCGGCCATCTCATCCGAAGGTGAGGTCAGCATCTACCAGGGTACCGACCCGGAAGATGTTTCGACGTGGGCGTTGCAGGGCGTCTATTTTGCCGGTGCGCCGGTCGGTCGTCGTGCGGCCACCCGGTATGGTGGCGACGTGCTGATCGTGACCGAGTTCGGCGTTGTCTATATGTCCGACCTGCTGAAGTCGACCAAGGTGAATCCGTCCGAGGAGAACTCGAGCAAGTACATCCAGCAGTTGGTGTCGCAGGCAGTCTCCAACACACGGGACAAGTTCGGCTGGCAGCCGTTCGTCTTCCCCGGCAAGAACATGCTGATGGTCAACATCCCGACCACCAGCCAGACTTTCTTCCAGTTTGTCCAGAACGACATCACGAAGGCGTGGAGCGAGTTCATCGGCTACGAGGCCCACTGCTGGGAGTTGCATCAGCAGTTGCCGTTCTTCGGCGGTCTTGGTGCGGTCTATCGGGCGTGGGAGCAGTTCACCGACGATGCCGTAGTATCTGACGACGGTGTGGTGACACCCGGGAAAGATATTCGCTCCGAGGCGCAGACCACCTACTCGAACTTCGGTGAGCAGGTCATCAACAAGCACTACAAGATGGTGCGCCCGTCGATCCTCTCCGGCGGCCAGTTCTCGGTGAGCATCGCGGCGAACGTCGACTTCTCCTTCCAATCCACACAGTCGCCGATTTCCTTCACCACCTACCTACCTGGTCGGTGGGACGAAGATTACTGGGACAACGCACGGTGGGCCGGCGGACTGCTGGCTTACAACGAGTGGGAAACGGTTCGCGGCATCGGCTTCGTTGTCGCCCTGCGCGTGTTGATTCAGTCGACCTCGGAAACCTACTGGGCAAGCACCGACTGGGTATATGAGTCAGGAGGCATAATGTGAGGAAAGTGGCTCTCGAACTCTCCGGCGGCAAGGACTCGGTGGCATGTCTCTACCTGCTCCGCGACCAGCTTGACGACATCACGGTGTATTGGCTCAACACGGGCGACATCTTCCCCGAGACACGCGCCGTCATCAATGAGTGCAAGAAGATCATCCCCCATTTCGTCGAGGTGTTCTCGGACGTCGGCGCGTGGCGGCTGCACAACGGCGTACCGTCCGACGTCGTGCCGATAACGGGCGAGCATGTCCATCTACCGCTGGCCGAGAAGGACATCCGCGTGGTCGACAGTTATACCTGCTGCGCCCACAACATAATGATCCCCCTCCACGAGCGGGTGGTGGCGGACGGCAACACGACGATCATCCGTGGTCAGAAGCGTGCCGATACCCACAAGTCACCCATCCGCTCGGGCGACGTGGTCGATGGTCTGACCTTCATCTTCCCCGTGGAAGAGTGGTCTGACGAGAAGGTGATGCAGTACCTCCGCGACCAGAAGGCTCCGATTCACCCTGCCTACCTCACCGGCAAGCACGGTGCTGACTGTATGCACTGCACCGGCTGGTGGACGCACACCAACCCCGAACTGCTGGCGAACTACCCGCGCAGCAATCACTACGTCAGTTCGGTGCAGGAGATCATCAAGCGCATGGTCAAGGAACGGATGGATGCACTATGTTGATCACCGACGTCCCGAGCGTTGCCACATGGGTCGCCAACATGGCGAACGCCGATCCGCGCCTGACCGTGGGTGCTGTCGGCTGGCTTCGGGACCAACAGATTACCTGCGGCGCGTTCTACGAGAGTTACACGCATCGGTCGATCACTGCCACCATCGCGGTCGCCCCCGGTGCGGTGATGCCGAAGGAGTTCCTGCGGGCAATCTTTCACTATCCGTTCGTGCAACTTGATTGTGAGAAGATCGTCGCGCTGATTGCAGAAAACAACTGGAAGTCGCAGAATCTGGTTGAGAAGATGGGGTTTGTCAGGGAGGCTGTCGTTGCCGACTACTACCCTGAAGGCGACCTTTTTATTTACTCGATGAAGAAGTCGCAATGTCGCTTCTTGGAGAAAGAACATGGGCAAGGAAACTGAGACACCGGATGCACCAGACTATTCTGGAGTCGCCAATCAGCAGGCAGCACAAGCCAAGGCTGCTTGGGATGCCCAGTTGCAGGCCAACCGTCCGACGCAGACCAACCAGTTCGGATCGTCGTCATGGACGCAAGACCCGACCACCGGCCAATGGACGCAGTCGACCCAACTGAACCAGCCGCAGCAGGACATCTTCAACCAGCAGCAGGCGAACCAACAGCAGTTGGCAAACATGGGTGGCGGGATGCTCGGCGGCTTCGATACGTCGCAGGTCGACTTCTCCGGCGCACCGCAGATGGGTCAGGTTGGCCAGTTCAACCAGCAGGCGACGGATCTCTATCGGCAACTCGGTCAGCCTGATCTGGATCGGGCGCAGGCCGCCCGCCGCGCATCACTCGCTGCCCGTGGCATCTCCGACCTCAACTCGGGGGCCGGTGCAAATCTGGAAGCCCAACTGGCCGACCAGACCAACCGCTTCGGGATGGAGGCGGCGCAGCGCGGTATCACCCAGGGCAATACGATGTTCGGTCAGCAGAACCAACTTCACCAGCAGGGTGTCAGCGACATCCTCAACCAGAAGCAGGCGAACATCAATCAGTTGCAGGGCTTGTTCGGCCTCGGGCAGCAGATGGGTGTCCCGCAGTTTGACAACTTCACCGCTGCCGGCATGTACCAGACGCCTGACCTGATGAACGCAGCACAGCAAGGGTATCAGGCCAACATGGACAAGACCAACGCAGGCAACGCCGACAAGGCCAACACGATGAGTACTGTCGGTACCGTCGCGTCCATTGCAGCCATCGCCTTCTAAGGAGTCATCATGTTCGATCCGATGCAGTTCCAGTTCTCCCCACAGGCCGAACCGTTCGTGCAAAACCCCTATGGACCGTTGCCACAGCAGTATATGGCTGGCACGCTGTCACCACAGGAACAGCAGAAAACGCAGGAGCAGAACGCTCTGGTGGAAGCATTACGGGGTATGGGTCAGCAAAAGCAACCCGTTGCACCGGTTCAGGCAGGTCGAGTAACTTCTGCCGGCGCGTTGGGTGACGGGATGGACACGGGTGCCATTGGTGGTGCAATCGGAAAAATGTTCTAAGGAATAATCATGGGACAAGGAATCACCCCAGTATTTGACACCGAGATCGAGCGGGTCAAAGAGCAGTTGGCGCAGGCCGAAGCTCTCCGTAAAGTCGGACTGCAAGGCAACGCCGGCTCCGGCTATCAAGGTGGTCGGGTGTTCGTCGTCGGCAATCCGCTCGGGAACATCGCTTCCGGCCTCGCTGGTGCGCTCCTCGGCGATAAGGCACGTACCCATCAAGGCGAACTGGAACAGCAACAGCAGACGGCCCGCGATGAGTGGCTCGGTCAGATGCCCACAGGTGTCGATACGCAGCACTACGACCCAGTGGCTAACCCTGGCACTGGTCCGCTGGCTGAAGGGATGGAGGTTCCACAGTCTCCGCTCCAGCAGGCGAAAGCGATGCAGTCATGGGCGATGAAAGCCCCGCGTGGCATGGAGGGTGTGCAGAACTTTGCCCTCCAGCAATCGCTCACCGCACCGCAGCGGGAAGCCGAGGCGGCGCAGAAGGCCCAAGATCGTCTCCATGAACTACAGTTAAAGGCGATTGATGCCCGTGCCACGCAGGCCGAGCGTCTTGAGGCGCAGAAGGAGATCGCCCGGATGCAGATCGAAGGGCGCAAGGAGGTTGCTGGACTCGTCGCATCTTTGAAGGCTTCTGGTGGCAGTGACAACAAGCCGAAGATGCAATTTATCGACACGGTCGATGAGAAAGGCAATCCGGTCAAGAAGGCTGTCGACATGAACGCCGTGAAGCCGGGTGACGTCTTCGGCAAGCCTGCCAAACCACCGACCAAGGCTGAAGAACTCCACAAGAAGGCAGTTGCTGCTCCTGCCCAGATTGACACAATCATGAAGGAGGCAGAAGCGAACCGTGAAGCCTTCGGGATTGTTCCTGCGGCAACCACCATGCTTCCGAACATTGTCGGCTCCCGTATGATGAGCAAGGTGCTGACCCCTGACCAGCAGAAGGCGCGGATCAAAGTGCAGACCCAGGCTGCGAAGGTCATCCATGACGTCTATGGTGCAGCACTGTCGCGTAACGAAGCGTTCCGCGCTGAAGGTTGGGCACCTGATCCACGGGATGATTACGCAACCACGATGCGGAAACTTCAGGGTGCCAAGGAATATTCACAGATGCTTGCCAGTGAAAACGGTGGTTCTCCGGCAGCACTTGCCGCATCAACTGGTGGAATAAGCGATGACGATCTGCTGAAGAAATACGGATCGGGGAAATAACATGGCGACTCGTGAAGAACTGATGACTGCCCTGCGTAATGCAGACGCTGCTGGGGATGTTGAGTCAGCCAAGCGTATTGCCGCGATGGTTCCGAGCGAGCCTTCAGCACCCGCACCGAAGTCGGCTTTGCCCAAGAGCAATTATGGTCTGACCGAAGATCCGGGTGTGGTTCAGCAATTCCTCGGCGGTGCCAAACACGCATGGGACAAAGCGGCTGCTGCAATGCAGTCCGGTGCTGGCGCGCTTGGTCTGCCCACTGGTGAGTCCCTTGAACCACTGGTCAAGCAGGGTAAGCAGTTCGTCGAGGAAACTGGTCCCGCATCCACCCTTGGCAACATCGGCGGCGAGATTGTATTGACTGCTGCTCCGGGTGCCGGTGCCTTCAGACTTGCCACGGCGGCCCCCCGTATCGCCCGCATGGGTCGCTACGGTCAGGCGCTTGTGGGTGGCGGTGCTGCCGGTGCTGCCGGTGAAGCGATGATGGGTGGTAACCCCCTGGAGGGTGCTGCCTACGGTGCCGCGCTTGGACCCGTGGGGACAGCCATCGGGGATGTCAGCAGTGCTGGTATCCGTGGAGCCAGACGTCTGTTCAGCAACGCCGATGACACCTCGTCCCGATACCTCCGCGAGTTGTCCACGAACCCCACCGCCGATGCGGCAACCCTACGTGCCCTGCGCGGCGAAGTGGCCGGCGAGATGCCCACCTCGGGTATGGCGGCGACAGTCGATCCACGGATGCAGTACCTCGCAGCCATTGATCGTCAGGCTGCCCAGCGTGGTACGGGTGGTGCACCCTTGGCACGGGCGCAGGCGAATCAGGCTGCGCGGATGGCACCCCTCGAAAACATTGCTGCACCCGGGCGCGAAACATTCAATCCGCTGACTCGCCAGATGGAACCGTCGTATGCCCAAGGTGAGCGTAGTCGTGTGACCGGTCCGATGTATGAGCGCGCAATGGGTGATCAGGTTGCCGTGCAGCCGACGCTTGCTCAAGTGCTTCGTGGGGCCGAGGTGATGCCGCCTGCTGCCAAGGGTGGTCGGCAATTCGCACAGGAACAGACCAACGCAGCAGTAGCTGGTCGTGGCGTTCCTCAAGGTCGCACACCGTATGTTGAACAACCTGTGGTGCGTGATCCTTCGACCGGCGCAACGATGGCCGAGAGCGGTCCGTTCATGCCACAAGTGGAAACACAGTCGATTCGCGAACTCCAGTTGGTTCGCAAGAACCTGGATGACAAGATCAGTCAGGCTGTCCAGCAGGGTGACAGAATGACCGCACGTCGTCTGATGGAGGCGCGCAATCAACTCTCTGGCGAGATGACCGGACAGTCGGGCAATTTTAACCTTGCCAACACGACCTTCAGGAATATGTCGCAGCCGCAGAACGCTGCCGAGATCGCCCAAGTCTACGCCAACGCGTTGCGTGACCAAGGTGTCGGTGGGCTGGTTTCCGCACGGAACAACACTGCACGGACGCTGAAGCGTGCCGACCAATCATCGCGCTTCCAGCATGAGGGTGAGGTCTTCACCCCGCAACAACTGGCCGATGTGGAAGCGGTCACCCGTAGCGCACAGCGTCAAGCCGACCTCAACGCCATCCCCGATGTCAGACTGCCACGGCAGATCTCCGCTGCGGAAGTGGTTGAACAGGGTATTCCCGGTCTGTTGAACCGACCAATCGCGATTGCCAAGAAGGCACTGTCGAGACTCGGCTCGCATACTGACGAACAGGTGCAGCAGATCATGGACGAAGCATCGCTCAACCCGCAGCGCATGGCCGACCTTCTTGAACGTGTTCCCGCATCCGAACGCCAGAATTTCATCGATGCCGTTCGCGCCATGAACCCGAGAGGTGCCATTACGGGTACCATCACCGGACAAATAGGACAGGAGTAACAAATGCCGCGCAATAGTCAAGGACTCTATACCCTGCCCGCAGGGAATCCGGTCGTCCCGAACACACTCATTGAGGCACCTTGGGCGAACACCACAATGGACGACATCGCTGCCGCGCTGACTGGCTCGCTTCCCCGCGACGGCAGTGCGCCGATGACCGCTCCCCTGACGCTGACTGCAGCGGCACCGACACAACCGCGCCACGCCGTCAGCAAAGCCTACATGGAGCAGTTCCTCGCCTACGCGACAGGGATGCCCATCGGCGCTGTCTTCGCTGTCGCCGGGTCAGTCATCCCACCCGGCACCATCGAATGTAACGGGCAGGCACTCAGCCGCACGACCTACGCCGACCTGTTCGCCACCATCGGCACCATCTACGGGGCCGGTGACGGCAGCACGACGTTCAATGTACCCGACCTCCGCGATTACTTCATCCGTGGCAAGGCAGACGCCCGCACCGTTGGCAGCGTCCAGGCAGCATCGCTGGCATCGCACCTTCACCCACTGGTCGATCCGGGTCACACGCATGGCGCGGCGCAGGCGGCACACAGTCACATCATTGGAACAAACGCCCACACGCACACCGTCAATGATCCAGGGCATCTCCACTACCAGGCTCAAGGTCTGACTGCCGGTTCATACTCCAACTCGGGCAACGGTGGCAGTTTCACCGAATCGTCCAGTGTGCCGACCGGATCATCCGTCACCGGCATCAGCCTCAACGCTGCAGGTGATCTCGGTGGCAGCACCGATACAAAACAACCGGCGGTCACCGTTGATTCTGCCACCACGGGGATTACCAGTGGTGCGGAGGGTGGTGCGGAAACCGTTCCGCAGAACTACGCGATGATCTACGTCATCAAGTCCATCAACGACACCACCAGCAACTCCTTCGTCACGGGCGTCACTACTTCCGATGCCAACATGATCTCGGTGGATGCCACCAACCCCGTCGTGCCGGAACTGGTCATCCACTCCAACGTGGCGTTTGGCACAGTCAAACTGGACGCCAGCGGCAAGGTGCCGATCCTGCAGATGCCGACCAGCAGTTCGCAGTTCCTCGGCTACTTCGATGCGTCCCCCGGCACCCTGCCTGCCGGCCCTGCGACCAGTGGT